AAGATTATCTATCAAATCGTAATAATTTAATTTATTCTTACAGAATGCCGTGTTTATGCGTGTTTCAGGGGTATCACTTTACCATTTGACTGCATTTTGACTGCATTGTAGTAATCCTCAAGCTTATCTACTTGCACATCCGTGTAGCCGAAATGAGTATAGGTATCAAGAGTGGTTTTAATGTCATCATGACCTAAGAGGTATTGAGCCTGTTTAATGTCTATCCCTGATTTATATAAGTCGCTGGCGTAAGTGTGCCGGAACATGTGCAAAGTAATATCATCTGCAATTGGGGTGTCTGAAACTGCCTGGAGCTTTTTCAAGATTTTTTTCCAACGAAAGTTCATTGTTCCATCAGAAATGTATCCTCCGTTCCTGGAGGTGAAAAGAATGCCCGTCCTACCCTTGATGTATTTTGAAAGAACCTCTAACAGAAATGCTGGTATAGGCACCTGACGTTTTCCGGCAGTTGTTTTCGTGTACTCTTGCAGGCATGACTCTCTTCTTTTGCTGGCAATCAGGGACTTGTTAATAATGATCCGTTTTTTCTTTAGGTCTATATCACTTACATTCAGTGCCAGAGCCTCATTTTTTCGCAACCCAGTGTAAAGAAGCAGATTGACAAAACAGAGTTCAAAGCTATCCAAATCAGCTTTTATGATAAGTTGTCGTTCTACCGTAGTAAGAGATCGCTTACTCCGCTTTTGGCAATTTTTTATTCTCTTCATTCCAAGAGTAATGTCTTTTGCTGTAATGTCTTTTTGTACGGCATATCTTACGATTGCCCTTATCCGGGACAGGCAAAAGTTATACTGTGCCAACTTACCAGACTTTAGCATCGATGCCCGAAATGCTTCGATATGGCTCTGTTTTAAGTCCTTGATCTTTATGTCTCCTATGTGTGAATTTATCGTGCTAAGCTGTCCTTTAATCGTGGTGACGGATTGTTCCCTGATACTACCTATTTTCTCATTCTTAAGCCAAAGTTCTGAGAGTTCCCGGAAGGTCATGTTCTCCTCTTGCAGAATAATTCCTTTATCCTTAAGGCTCATAAAATCCCTGTAATTCTTGTCCAGTTCCTTTTGTGTTTTTCCATATATGGTTTTTCGGATTGGCTTACCGTCCCTTAGTCCTATGGTTACCTGTTTGGAGTATCGTCCATCCTTTCTTTTCTTCTTTTTCTCAGCCATAATATCATTTCCTTTCGTGAGTTGTGATGTCACAACTTATTTTTGGGTATAAAAAATACGCCCCTTGTCAGGACGTTTCGAAAATGATATAATTCTACTGACTAGGTAGTTATATCTTTCCGGAAGTCCGGTAAGAGAAAATCTATGTGAAGCCGCTCCGATTGCAGTCGGGGCGGTTTTTCAATGTTATGTAAATCTTAATTCCATCAGTTTTTTTAGTCGATCAAAAGTATCAACAGGGAGTTTGAATATATCGTATAGCGTTTTGTTTGTAAACTTAACATTTTGATAAGGGGCAAAAACTTCCCAACATTCATTAAGGAAGCTTGATAATATATACGAATCATCTAATAGAATAATCACTACCAAGAACACAGATAAGATATCATTTTGTCCAATTCGCTGATTGTACTCTTTCTCTGAAATAGTATTAAAAGAAAGTGGGAGTATGGACTCTTTAGGTAAAATGGGAAGATTTTTAATATTAAATGTTCTGCTACCATGTGCGATTTTATTACGGTATTCTTTAGTCAAATATAGAGCTTTTTTTAAAAATTCTTTTGCTTCATCCGCACTGATAAGTCCAGGAGATATGAATGTATTGCAAATTACTTCTTTATCTTGTAGTCTTAAAATTCCATACCATTCGATTGCAAGTCCATATGATATGTTTGTGGTTAGTATCCAAGGAGGAATATGATTCTTGTCTTGAATATAATGTTCTATACTAAGATTGTGGCGATCTGTCGAAACACAATTTTTCAGCTTCCATAATATATCGGAACGACGGTTTGTTGAATTTGAATAGTGTGCCTTATCCAAATAATCTTTTGGATTTTTACTACCCTTGTTTTTGAAATCTGTGAACACGCCATATTGTTCTGCCACCTGATACGAGATACGAGATTTCAAGGCTTTTTCCAAGTATAAAATATATTTGAAGAGTATATTGTTTAAATTAATATCAATGAGATGCAAGGTATGTAATTCCTCAAATCGAGTTCCTTCAACAAAAGAATCAGATTTATCGGCTTGCAAAAATGTGTTTTTGTATCCGTTTATCAGTCCGTAATATGAGAAGTTACGCAACACCATTTCGGCGAAATGTTTATCATTGATGATTATGTTGCGGCTTTCCATGATTTTTATCATTTCTTCGTAGGTTTTAAACGGTTTATCGTAAGAATGATCTGTACTCATAAATAAAGAAAAAGTCCCTCCTTCCAAATTAATGGTAAGAGGGACTTTCGCTAGTCATTTTAAACAACGACCATCTCTATTGTTCAACTATCTTACCATTATTCAGTTTATATGTCAAGCCAATTTTATAGGATCTCCAACTCTTACCAGAGGGTCTTTAGGTTTTAATTCCTGAATGTCGTTTTCATCAATTTTCAATGGGATATATTCAGTTTCAGTGCGCTCCAAAAGAGGAGATAAGGCAAAACTGAATGATTTGAAGGTTTTGCTTACAGACTTCATCTTTTTACAAACAGAATACAGTTCCTCCGTGCGTATAACTTCTAACTCATCCTTTACAAAGTCATAAGTGCAAAGATCTTTGCCATCAATATCTTTAAGCATTTCACCGGGTTCGTAAATCTGTATGATATTCCCTGTTTCTAAATCGCCTTTTCCTACATTTACGATTATTGTGCGGTTATCAGCGATTCGGATTACGTTTCCAATAAAATTATGTCCATATTTCTTTTTCATTTCTTCAGAATTCATAAATTTTCCTCCCTTTATTTTGTTAAAAAGCCGTAGGCTATTTTAATCTTAATGTAAAACTTCTATTTCGATACACTTCCCGTCATTCTATAGATATTGAATGGCTCAAATAATATTATGTATTCACCTTTTTGCATACCGAGGCCATATTTTGAATGGTAACAATCTATTGCTTCTTGGAGAAAAGATTCAGTTACGTTAAGATGTTCTGCGATTTCGTATCGATTACGGCAACCGGCTTCCTTGGCGGAAATTAATTTTTCTATTGTTACCATTTTATTATAGGCCCAGAGCCTTGCTTTATATTCCTGCTTTCTATTTCCTTCTGACGCCTGATCAAGTATATTTCCAACGCTTGTATAATAGTGCCCCAGCTCCTCCGAAAGAACACATGTCTTCTCCGAATGGGTAGATAGGTATTTGCTTAACCCAATTACGTTTCCATTAATGAGCCCGGAGGCTTGAGATTCAAACTCTAAATTTTCAATAACATAGATTCCTTCTGAATTAGCTTCAGTCAGTAGCTTTTCATACTCCATTTAAAAATCACTTCCCCGATTAAATTGTATTTTATTGTTTTTCTGGCCTCTTCAGTTTGGCAAGGTCACGCTTGGTTTTTTCCAGTTCTCCTGGTTTTGTGATGGTATCATTGTGGGCAGCCATGGGGAGAAGCTGCGGCTTACTCCCTTTCGGTTTTATTGCTGCTTTTGATAGATCAGCGCTATTGCAACGATTATATTCCATTTCCAGGACTGTGTCTACGGTGTGTTTGCCTTTGTCGTCGATAAATCGGTATTTGTTAATGTGGTCCTGTTCTTTTTTGGAGACGGGTACCATTGAATTATCTTCAATGTTTGCATTTTCAAAAACTTCTTGGTTTTGCTTAAACACTTCATCCGCTGATTGTATCGGACCTTTATAAGTTGGTATCTCCTGTTTGGCAAGTGCTGCCCTTAGTTTGCCTCCGGGCAGTCCCACAACCTCTGCCACTCTTGTTATCCACGTATATCCTATTTCATCTGGACCAAATTCACCGGGTGTGAAAGTGTCTATGTGTTGTAGCCAATGAAGCGAGACATCTGATTTCTTCGAGACTTCTTCCAAGGTCATTCCTATCTCATTCAACCTGCAATTTAATATACTGCTCAAAGAATCATCATTGATCATTGAAACCTCTTGACCCGATATCCATGCGGGATTAACTCTTAATGAATCTGCAATGGCCTGAAGAACAGGAAGCTTTGGCTTACTGATAAGCCCATTTTCATACCTTTGTATAGTTGACTTTGCAACACCTATCTCACAAGCAATATCATCCAGGGTGTAGTTGCGTAAAGTTCTGGCTTGTTTTATCCTGTCCCCAATTATTTTTATATCCATATTAGCCTCCTCTGCATCTGTATTAACATCTTATAAAAGCAGTATACTATATATTATTGCATAGTGCAATAGAAAAGCTGAAAAATAATAAAAAAAGTTGCATAATGCTATTGACAAGAAAGTTGCGTAATGCTACAATGGCCTTAGAAAGAGAGGTGATGGACTTGATAAATACTGGCAAAGTAAAAGGCCGACTTGCAGAATTAGGGCTGACCCAAAAAGATGTTGCTATGGCTTTGGAAATCGCCCAGCCTACCGCAAATCAAAAGATTAATAACATTCGCCCTATGGATTTAAATGAGGCTGAAAAATTAGCTGGCTTATTACATTTGGGCTCAGAAGATTTTCAATTATATTTTTTTGCACATTAGTTGCACAATGCAACAAAAAAGGAGGATATTATTAATGAATGATTTATTAAATCTACCGATGGCAGATACATCAAGCCTAACCCCGATTGAAATTGCTCTGGGGATTGACGAGGACGGAATGACCACGGCAAAGAAACTTTATGAGTTTTTAGAACTAAACCCGGCAGCTTACGCCCGTTGGTTTAGAAGCAACATATTAGAAAATGAATTTGCAGAAGAAGGAACTGACTTTTTCCCATTCAACACTAATGTTGAATGCGGCGGACAGGCTTCTAAGGATGCCAGATTAACTGCCCGCTTTGCAAAGAAGCTATCCATGACTCAGAAGAATGAACGAGGGGAAGAAGCCCGGGAATATTTCACCAGGGTGGAGGACGGAGCTAAGAAAATGGTTCTCCAGCTTCAGGACATGTCCCCTCAGCTTCAGTACATGATTAAGGTAGAACAGGAGCAGAAGCGCCAGGCCCATGAAATTGCTGAAGTCAAAGAACTGGCCAAGAACAGCGCCGATCGTGTGGAAAGTATCCGCGAGGTTGTTGCCTTGGATACTACTTCATGGCGAGAGGATACCCGCAACCTTATCAATAAGATCGCCCAGGAGTTGGGAGGCGGACAGGCATTCCAGCAGGTCAGGGCCGAAAGCTATGAACTTTTGGAAAAGAGGATGGGAGTGAGCCTTAAGCAGCGTCTCACCAATAAACGCCGGCGCATGGCAGATGAGGGTGTTTGTAAATCTAAGCGGGACAAGCTTTCCCAGGTGGATATCATAGCCGAGGATAAGAAGCTGATTGAAGGGTACACGGCTATTGTAAAGGAAATGGCAATTAAATACGGGGCGGCCTAATATGATCACGTATTCATGTAAGTCCTGTCGGCATCGGCCCCGCTGCCCGGATCGGAGCAGGCGGTATCCATGTAAAGATTATGAGAGGAGGAAGAACAGTGTCAGACAAGCAATTTCTAACAATCAAGGACTGTGTGGAGCGTCACGGTATAAGCCACAACACGATAGAGTCTCTGTTTAAAAGAAAAGGATCACCTGCGATCCGTGTTGGTCGCAGATGGCAGGTGGATGTAAATAAGTGGGATCAGTATCTGCTTAAAATGGCAGAAGAGAGTAAGGGGTAATTATGAAAAGGTACTATGAAAATTTAGACGATTACACTGATCACAGCAGGCACCCGCTAATGGACAAGGCTATATGCTATATGCGGATGGCACTTATTTTCCTGTCATGTCTGGCCGTCCTGTTTGCGGTATGTGGCTCGTTAGAAGTGATGTGAGAGGAGATGAAGGAATCATGTTTAAGAATGAGTTTGAAAGGCTCATCGGGAGAGCTGTCAGTGATGAAGAGTACGGCACCATTGAATACGTCTACACTTGGCACCCGGCCATAAGCGAAACAGAGGGCAAGGATCAGATCACAAGGCTTTACACGGATTACGGTATGACTGTCATTGAGGACATGATGGAAAGAGCAGGGAAGATGGAGAAGCTTGAAGGAGAGTTAATGGTAGCTCAAAATCAGGTTACTATTATACAGAACCGGATTAAGATGCTGAGAGGAGAGGAACCATGAACCCATTAAATTTTTATCATCAGTGTTTTGCTGGTGTAATTAGAGATTACGGTACCTCACCAAAGGAATATGGACAGATGTTGCAGAGAAAACGCCGCAGGAAGAGGGAAAGAGGTAAACATTCGTAATGGACAAACGGAAAGTAGATAGGGCTATTACATTTATTAAGACTAATCGCTGCATGATGGAAAGCCTAATAAGCCAAGAAGATGATCCAGATATTGTGTCATACATCCTTAACATCATTAAGCAACATAAAAAAGAAACCCCAGGAGCGGCAACTCCCAGGGAATCCAATTAACACGAAAATATTTTACAACCCTATTATACATAGGGATCAGGAGGAAATCAAGATGGATTCAAAAATTACCAATAATACAGTAGTTTTGATCGGAGAGATCGTCTCCGGGTTTACTTTCAATCATGAAGTTTACGGCGAAGGATTTTATATGGTGGATTTGGCCGTGCAGAGGCTTAGCGATCAAGTAGATGTCCTTCCAGTATTAGTATCGGACCGGTTACTTGATGTAAGCAGAGATTATAGTGGTCAAACGATTCAGGTGTTTGGACAGTATCGTTCTTTCAATGTTCTAAAGGGAGATAAAAGGGGATTATCCCTTTCCGTATTCGCCAGAGAGATTTATTTCATTAGGGAGGATTTGGTCGACGCAACAAAGTCAAACAGTATCTATTTAAAGGGTTATCTCTGCAAGACCCCAGTTTACAGGAAAACGCCATTAGGCCGTGAAATTACGGACCTGCTTATCGCAGTTAACCGAACTTATGGGAAATCAGATTACATACCGGGTATAGTTTGGGGCCGTAATGCCAGATATGCTGCAGGCTTTGAAGTGGGATCAGCTGTTGAGATCACCGGTCGTATCCAGAGCCGGGATTACCAGAAGCGTACGGAAAATGACAATGTGGAAACAAGGACTGCTTATGAGGTTTCCGTTTCAAATATCAATTTAATTCAGGAATTTTGAGGAGGAAATCAAGATGGATGAGTTTTTAAATTTAATTAGATCAGCTATTAAAGACATAGAGGCTCCAGAATCATACGTTATTGCAAAGAATTTGGTCAGAATGGAAAGAAAACCCTAACAGTTGAAGGCCCGTATTCCGCTATTACCGCCAGTCTTTGTGATCTGATTACAGAGGCAATCAAAAAGAATCCGGATAGGATCATGCAGAGATTCACCCTTGAATTGCTGTATGACGAGGTAAAGCGTGAATTAGGCTTTAGCAAGGAGTAAGCCTATGGGTGGCGGATTTTTAGGGGGGGGGTAAACCATGTGTGAACGTGTCTTGCTTACCCCACTTACCCCGGAGGAACAGGCCTTTGCAGAAGAGAATCACGGTGCACTAGATTGGTGTATGAGGACCCAGAGGCTGGACCCGGATTTGTACGACGTAGCTGCGTTTGGATATCTACTGGCCGTGAAGAAATGGTTTGCCCGGCCTGATCTGCAGCGCTGGTCCTTTAAGACTATTGTTCGGCAATCTGTACGCAGCTCGCTCAGCAATGAACAAAGAAAACAGGAATGCCGCATTAAGACAATCAGCCTGGATGATGTGATTCCGGGGACCGATGAATTGACCTATGGTGACACGGTTACTGAGGAAAATATAAGATATCTCACAGGAGGTAAGGAGAGAAAAGGAATGAAGATAAGCTATGATGTGAAGATTCCGGAAACGGCAAAACGAGGACGTCTTCCAAGTATTGATGTTGAAACAGTCATTGAGTTTATGGCCTCATCTCATAAAACTATGTGCCTTGAATATGACGATGTGAAAACTGCAAAAGGGAAAATATCTACCCTGCGGTCATGGAAGAAAAAGGATAAAAGGGAAGACGTTAATCTGTACAGAATTTCAGAACGGATTTTTATTGAAAAAGTTCCGGTAAAGCCTAAGAGAGGAGAAAAACAGTAATGTCTATGAAAATTAATCAGTTAGAGATTGAAAACGTAAAGCGCATTAAAGCCGTAAAGATCGAACCAACAGCAAACGGTCTGACCATCATAGGAGGAAGGAACAATCAGGGGAAGACTTCCGTGCTGGATTCCATTGCCTGGGTGCTGGGTGGGGACAAGTTCCGGCCTTCACAGGCCCAGCGGGAACAATCCGTGATTCCTCCGAACCTCCGCATAACCATGAGTAACGGTCTTGTGGTGGAACGGAAAGGAAAGAACAGCGCACTTAAGGTCACGGATCCAAACGGAGAGAAGGGTGGTCAGCAGCTCCTTAATGACTTTGTGGAGCAGTTCGCACTTAACCTTCCTAAGTTCATGGAATCAACCTCGAAGGAAAAAGCTCAGATCCTTCTTAAGATTATCGGGGTAGGGGACAAGCTGGTGACACTGGAAAAGGAAGAGCAGGAGCATTATAATGAGCGGCTTGCCATTGGTCGTATTGCGGATCAGAAAGAGAAGTACGCCAAAGAGCAGCCCTATTATAATGATGCACCGGCGGAACTTGTATCTGCGTCAGAGCTCATCAAGAAACAGCAGGATATCCTGGCACAGAACGGGGAGAACCGGAGAAAACGGGAACGTCTCCATCAGCTGGAACAGGAAGACCAGAGGCTTATGGAGCAGATCCAGGAGTTACTTAAGAAACAGGAATTAGTCAGGGCTGATCTTGCCATTGCCAGAATGGATGCCAAGGATTTAGAGGACCAGTCTACCGCAGAGCTCGAGCAGAACATTTCCGATATAGAGGAAATCAACCGGAAGGTCCGGGCGAACCTTGACAAGGAAAAGGCCGAGGACGATGCCAAAGAGTACCGCAGGCAGTATGACCAGCTTACCAAAAAGCTTGATAGTACCCGTGACGCAAAGAATGACCTTCTTAAAACAGCAGCGCTTCCATTGCCTGAGCTGTCAATCAAAGACGGTGAACTTGTTTATAAGGGTCAGCAGTGGGACAACATGTCTGGATCTGATCGGCTAAAGGTATCCACTGCTATTGTAAGGAAGTTAAATCCGGAGTGTGGTTTCGTTCTTCTGGATAAGCTTGAGCAGATGGACCTTGAAATACTTAAGGAGTTTGGGGAGTGGTTGGAATCAGAGGGCCTGCAAGCCATTGCAACCCGGGTAAGTACAGGGGAAGAGTGTTCCATCATCATAGAAGACGGATATGTGGCAGGCCAGGAGCACCCACTCATAGAAGATAAGAAAACAGAATGGAAGAAAGGAGTATTTTAATGGAGATCATAAGAGGGAAATTACCGGGGGCGAAAAAAATCGTTGCATATGGTCCCGAGGGGATCGGCAAGTCAACATTTGCCGCACAGTTCCCGGATCCGGTATTTATTGATACAGAGGGCAGTACTAAAGATATGGATGTCGCAAGGCTTCCGGAGCCCAGCAGCTGGACCATGATCTTGGAACAGGTTTCGGAGGTGATCCGGACGCCGAGTATCTGCAAGACCTTAATCATTGATACCGCAGACTGGGCGGAAATGCTTTGTATTACTCATGTCTGCGCTACGAATCGCAAGAGCAGCATTGAAGAGTTCGGCTACGGAAAAGGGTATACATACATTCAGGAAGAGTTTGGAAAGCTTTTGAACCTTCTTACTGATGTAATAAAAGTCGGAATCAATGTTGTACTTACAGCTCATGCAAAAATGCGGAAGTTTGAGCAACCGGATGAATTAGGTGCTTATGACCGATGGGAAATGAAGCTGAGTAAAGGCGTAGCTCCTATGGTAAAGGAATGGGCGGATATGGTCCTGTTCTGCAACTATAAGACAATGGTTGTTAATGTGGACGGACAGGGAGCCCAGAAGGGCAAGAACAAGGCCCAGGGCGGTAGGCGCGTCATGTACACAACCCACCATTCCTGCTGGGACGCCAAGAACCGGTATGGGCTTCCTGATGAAATACCGTTTGAGTATGAAGCGATTCGCCATATTATTGAAAGCTCCGATATGGGAATTCCCATATTGGGTGAAAAGAAGTCAACTCCGCCTCCTTCTCAGCAGAGACAGGAGGATTCTGGGAGTACTGTCAATCAAAGCCCAGAGGAGCCTCCAAAAGAAGAGAAGGCAGCTTCACCAGTGGAAACAAAGTCAGAGCCTATAAATCCACCGGATGTAAAGGTTGATGAGAGGATTCCGAAAGCCCTTCGCGATCTGATGATTAATAATCAGGTTGACGAGTGGGATATCCAGAATGTTGTGGCTGCCAGAGGATACTTCCCTGCAGATATGGCGGTCGCTGATTATCCGCCGGACTTTATCTCTGGGGTGTTGGTAGGAGCCTGGGATCAGGTATATCCCATGATTAAAGAAATGAAAGAAAAAGACAGCTTAGTGTTTAATTAAGGAGGAAAAATAGATGGCAGATTATGAAGCAAAAGAATTAGGTTGGGACGACGAAGTAGAAAAAGGAGAAGGGGGCGGGGACTTTGTCCTCCTTCCTCCTGGAGATTATGATTTCACAGTAGAATCTTTTGAGCGTGCAAGACATCCAGGTGGTGAAAGATCTCCGGAATGCAACAAAGCGGTGTTAAAACTTAGAATTGACAGTCCGGAAGGAACTACACTTATCACAGAGGGCTTGCTTCTTTATGACAAGATGGAATGGAAAATTGCACAATTCTTTCTTTGCATTGGTGAAAAAGAGGTAAACGGCAAAGTTAAAATGAATTGGCCGGCAGTTCCAGGAGCCAAGGGTAAGGCCACAATCGAGGTAACTACAGACAGAAACGATGCAAGTAAGAAGTTTAACCATGTGAAGAGGTATCTTCCATATGAACCGAAAAAATATGAAACAGGGAAGTTTTAACTATGGAGCTTAGACCATATCAGTCAGAGGCAAAGGCCGCAATCTTTGAGGAGTGGGACAAGGGCGTCAAGAGGACGCTCCTGGTCCTCCCCACCGGGTGCGGTAAGACAATCGTGTTTGCCAAGGTTGCAGAAGACTGTGTACGCCGGGGGAACCGGGTGCTCATTATGGCTCACCGTGGAGAGCTTCTGGACCAGGCAGCCGATAAGATCGGAAAAGCAACGGGCCTTGGGTGCGCTACCGAAAAGGCAGAGGAAACCTGCTTAGGGAGTTGGTTCCGGGTTGTAGTCGGATCCGTTCAGAGCCTAATGAGAGAGAAGAGATTAAAACAGTTCCCGGTGGATTATTTCGACACCATCATTATCGACGAAGCACATCATTGCTTATCTGACAGTTACCAAAAGATTTTAGATTATTTTAAAGGCGCTAACATCCTAGGCGTAACAGCAACGCCGGACCGGGGCGATATGAGAAACTTAGGCGAATGTTTTGACAGTCTGGCCTATGAATACACGCTTCCCAAAGCAATCAAGGCAGGATTCTTATCCCCAATCAAAGCCCTCACCATCCCTCTGCAGCTTGATCTTTCAGGTGTTGGGATGCAGTCCGGGGACTTTAAATCCGGAGATCTGGCAACAGCCCTGGATCCATACCTTTATCAGATCGCAGATGAAATGGAAAAGCATTGCAGGAACCGAAAGACCGTTGTATTCCTGCCACTGGTGAAAACAAGCCAGAAATTCCGGGACATTTTGAATGAAAAGGGTTTTAAGGCCGCCGAGGTTAACGGAGACAGTAAAGACCGGGCGGAGGTCCTGGCAGCCTATGAGCGAGGAGATTATAACGTTCTCTGCAACTCTATGCTTCTTACTGAAGGCTGGGACTGCCCAAGTGTAGATTGTATTGTGGTCCTGCGGCCAACGAAGATCCGCAGCCTTTACAGCCAGATGGTAGGACGTGGTACCAGATTATTCCCAGGGAAGGCCCATTTATTATTATTGGACTTTCTATGGCACACAGAACGCCATGAACTATGCCATCCTGCAAGTCTGATCTGTCAGGATGAGGAAGTCGCAAAGAAAATGACTGAGAACATCGAAAAGGCCGGCTGCCCTATGGATATTGAAGAGGCAGAAAAACAGGCGGCAGAAGATGTTGTCGCTCAAAGAGAGGAAGCCCTTGCAAAACAGCTAAAGGAAATGAGAAACCGCAAAAAGAAGCTGGTTGATCCGTTGCAGTTTGAAATGAGTATTCAGGCGGAGGATTTATCTGGGTATGTCCCTGCATTTGGTTGGGAAATGGCACCTCCATCAGACAGCCAGAAAAGAGAGCTTGAAAAGCGCGGGATCCTCCCTGATCAGATAGACAATGCCGGAAAAGCCAGCTTAATCCTGGATCGTTTACACAAGCGTCAGGAAGAAAATTTAAGCACACCAAAGCAGATCCGTTGCCTGGAAAAGTACGGATTCCAGCATGTGGGAACGTGGAACTTTGATTCTGCCAAAAACATGATTGACCGTATAGCAGCGGAAGGTTGGAGGGGAGCGCCCTCCAGCGTGAATCCGCAGGAATATATACCGGAATAAGGAGACTTGAAACATGGATAGTACATACGACCTCATGGAGGTCCTTAATCATATAGACCCATCAGAGCTTGACTACCAGGGTTGGGTTAATGTCGGCATGGCTCTTCAGCATGAAGGGTATTCCGTTGATGTATGGGACCGCTGGAGCATGAATGACCGGCGTTATCACGCAGGGGAGTGTGAGCAAAAATGGCGGGGATTCCACGGGGCCGGTACTCCGGTGACAGGTGGGACCATTGTCCAGTATGCCAGGGAACAGGGGTGGACACCTCCCTATGATCCCGGCACTGCCCTTGACTGGAACGATACTATTTCCGTTGAAGGAGTTGTTGTTGATAAAAACTGGGTGGAAGGGCGAGAAGTAACTCCACCAAAGCAGTGGGATCCAGCCAGGGAGCTTATTAAATACCTGGAAACTCTTTTTGAAGCCGGTGAAAACGTTGGCTATGTTGTAAAGAGCTGGAAAAAGGAAGATGAGAACAAATGGGTACCTGCAGATAAAGGAGCCTGTGGACGAACCGCAGGGCAGCTTGTTGAACTCTTATCACAATGCAATGGGGATATAGGCAGCGTGCTGGGGGACTATGACCCGGAGGGTGGAGCCTGGATACGATTTAACCCCATGGATGGAAAAGGTGCTAAAAATGAGAATGTAACTGACTTTAAATACGCCCTGGTGGAATCGGATTCCATGGAGATTGAAAAACAACACGCCATTATCCGTGAACTGGAATTACCGATTGCCTGTTTGGTGCATAGCGGGGGAAAGAGTCTCCACGCTATCGTAAGGGTTGACGCCGCGGACTACGCAGAGTACCGGAAGCGGGTGGATTATCTCTATGATATCTGCAAGAAAAATGGACTTGCCATTGATCAGCAGAACCGGAACCCTTCCAGGTTGTCCAGAATGCCCGGCGTCATGCGGGGCGGCCAGAAACAGTTTATTGTTGACACTAATATAGGAAAAGAGAGCTGGACGGAGTGGAAAGAATGGATTGAGTCTATTAATGATGATCTTCCGGATCCAGAAAACCTGAAAGATATATGGGGAAATCTTCCGGAGCTGGCCCCGATCCTGATTGATGGCTTGCTTCGGCAAGGGCATAAGATGCTGATTGCTGGCCCCTCAAAGGCCGGTAAATCGTTCCTACAGATTGAAATGTGTATTGCTATAGCTGAGGGTAAAAGCTGGCTTAATTGGGCCTGTGCAAAGGGGAAGGTAATGTATGTGAATCTTGAACTTGACCGGGCCAGCTGTCTGCATCGTTTCGAAGATGTATATCACGCTTTAGGCTGGGAACCTAAGAATCTTGATAACATTGAAATCTGGAACTTAAGAGGAAAATCCCGACCCATGGACAAGCTGGCCCCGATGCTTATCCGCAGAGCAGCGAAAAAGAACTACATAGCCATTATCATTGACCCGATCTACAAGGTTATCACTGGTGATGAAAACAGCGCGGATCAAATGTCCAATTTCTGTAATCAGTTTGACAAGGTGTGTACGGAACTAGGAGTGGCGGTGATCTACTGCCATCATCACAGCAAGGGAAGCCAGGGCGGAAAGAAGTCCATGGACCGAGCCAGCGGATCCGGCGTATTCGCCAGAGATCCGGATGCGCTTATTGACTTAATCGAACTGGACGTCACCGAGGAACTTATGAAACAGCAGGAAAACCAGACAGTCTGTGACGCCTGCAGGCAGTACCTTGATGCACATTTCAAGTGGGATGACGACCTTTCTCAGGACGATTTATGCAGTAGCTATCAGATGTTGGAGTACTGCAAAGAGAAGTTGGAAAAGTGGCAGATGGCGGTCCTAGAGCGTAATATCGAAGCAGCAAAGGCCAGGGTAAAAGGAATGACAGCGTGGCGTATCGAGGGGACCCTCAGAGAGTTTCCTAAGTTTGACCCGCAAAATCTTTGGTTTAATTACCCGGTTCATGTGGTAGATCAGTCTGGAGTGCTGGGAGACATTCAGCCGGATGCGGAGCAGGCACCGTGGCAAAGAGGAAGCGCAAAGAATAAAAAGAACGCCAAGAACCGAAAAATGGACCGAAAAGCAGCCCTGGAGGAAGCAATCGAGGGGAGCAATTTTGGAGAAAAACCATCCGTAAATGATGTAGCGGAATATCTTGGAGTTTCAGAGAGAACGGTCCGAGACAGGGTAAAAGAGCATGGTGGATACATAATTGAAGATGGTCTTATTCAGAAAAGTGATGAAAAGCAAGATACGGGAAAGCCTGAATGATAAGGAATCCCCGTCAAGCAGTAAATCACGGGGAACACTTAAAAACAGACTTCCCCGTTAAAGGGGTAAGAGTGCGGGGAAGTCTTAAAATCAGGAATCCCCGGAGTGCGGGGAAGTCTCTTATTATAAATAAACATTTTTTCCCCGTTACACGTGGTCATGGGGTAGGAAAGGACGGGTCTAAGTTGACACCCGTCCCCTCCCTTCCCCTTCCCATGACAGGGCGATTTCAAAACTACAAAAAAACTTAGTACATTAAAATTTTAGAGAGGTAAAGTGAAATGAAAAAAAGTAAGCTCTTAGACATTGCAAAGAAAATGCCGCCCCTTCGTCACAGAAATACGGGTGAGGATTTCGACATTGAGAAAAGCGAAGTTGCAAAATGGCTAATTCAGCAGCCTGACATTTTGAAGTACGTCCACCAACGCATAAGTGGGGGCAATAAATTTATTGTTTACAACCCTGATACAGGTACATGGCAGGGAGTTGACTATCATGGTGATTGATTTCTTTATGGTCATGAAAAAGGTTCCTACCGTGACCCACCAGGAAAAACAGGTTCATGTTGTAAAAGGCAAGCCGATCTTTTATGAACCAGATGATTTAAAAGCAGCCAGGGCGAAGCTGCAGGCGCACCTGGGGCAGCACGTACCGGATGAGAAGTACACTGGTCCGGTGAGGCTTACGACATGGTGGTGCTTTCCTGTCACTGGCAAGCACAAGAACGGGGAGTATAAAACCAGTAAGCCGGACACAGACAATCTGGTCAAGCTCCTTAAGGACGTTATGACAGAGCTGCACTTCTGGAAAGATGATGCACAGGTAGCTTCCGAAGTGATTGAAAAGTACTGGGCGGATCTACCTGGCATTTATGTGAAGGTGGAAAGCCTATGACGGATCAGGAAGTACAGAAAGCCTTTGACGAAGTGTATAACAAGTTCTGGCTTAATTACCGCAACAAGCCTATACCGAAGCAGTCAGACGAATGGGAAAGGTGCCACACCTGGGCGGTAGTCCTAATGAAGAAGTATCCCTTCATGGAGCAGCTGGTAGCGGAAATGATGGCAGAGATTGATCAGAGAATGAGAAAAAGAGAAAACGTTTGAAAGGAGCCGACCTCCGGCCGGGGTAACGCTATAGCGGGTCCTTTTGAGAATATGAGAGATGTAATTATTGATTATTTCTGTGGTGGTGGTGGTGTTAGTTTAGGTGCACAAAAGGCGTGGGGGAGAAGCTTTGATTATGCGATCAATCATAATTTCTACGCAATTGCAATGCACAAATATAATCACCCCTATACGCACCATTTTACGGAAGACATTATGAGAGTCAAAATCGGAAACTTTCTTTCCTGGGGGCAAAAGGTTAGCTTTGTTTGGGCAAGTCCCGATTGTACTTCCCATTCCAATGCAAAAGGAGATAGGCCAATTCAAAGAGGATTACGCATACTTCCGATGGGTGTATGGAAGCAATGCAAACTAATTTTAAAAGCAACAGGGAAAGTACCAGAAGTTATCATGATGGAGAACGTTAAGGAGATCCAGAAATGGGGACCTTTGGATAAAAACGGCAGACCTATTAAAGCCAGGGAAGGAGAATACTATAACAAGTTTATCCGGCTTATGAAAGCTTTTGGGTATGAGTTTGAGAGCCGGGTTTTAGTTGCTGCTGATTATGGAGCACATACAACTAGAGAACGCTGGTATGGCCAATTTCGATGTGATGGAAGACCGATTATCTGGCCGGAGCAGACGCACTCAAAAGGTGGGGTAAATGGTTTGAAGCCTTGGGAACCGATCAGCCAGGATATAGATTTTACAGATTTAGGAAGCTCCATATTCACTAGAAAGCGGCCACTGAAAGATAAGACTCTAAGCCGAATCGCAGCCGGGATTAAAAAGTTTGTAGTTGACGATCCAAACCGGTTCATTCTTCCGGATAAACTGGCAGCGCCGTTCCTGATCCAATATCATTCAGAAACAGTAAAAGGAGAGGTACGGGGCCAAAGCTTAAACGAACCAATACAGACCATTGATACATCTAACCGGTATGCTCTTATAACCTGCTTCCTTTCAAAGTTTTATAAGACAGGAACCGGGCAAACAATCAATGACCCTATACATACAATAACCACTTCACCCGGGCATTTTGCTTTGGTATCGGCATTTCTGATTAAGTATTATGGGCATGGAATAGGTCAGAGCCTTAATGAACCGATTGGAACCATTGTTACAAAAGATCGGTTTGGGCTTGCCCTTGTGATAATAGACGGAGTAACGTATCAGATCATTGATATCTGGTTCCGAATGCTAAAACCCGAAGAATTAAAACTGGGCCAGGGATTTGCAAAAGATTATATCATTGAATTTAAAATGCCCAATGGAAGGCCTTACCCGAAAGCTATGCAAGTTGAAAAAATTGGAAACAGTGTAGTTCCTTTGATGGCGGAAAAACTTTGCTATACAGCGTGTCCGTATCTAAAAATAGGTGAGCGAATGCCAAATTTGAGGATTGACGATAGTCAGGAGCAGCTAAGATTTGCTTAGTAAAATTAGGATTTTCATGAGAGCGAGGTAAAAATGTACGGAGGCTATTTTGATACAAAAGAGCAAGCAGAGGAGTACAGAGTGGAGCATGAACATTATGTTATGATTCCGTTTTATTCCATAGTGAAAAAGAAATGGTGTCTAATATTTAATCTGAAAATAAGTCAGTGAATTAGCATTTAAGGAGGGAGCCAGAAATGGAGACGCTAAAAATAAAAAGGTTATTAGAGCAGTTGCAAGCGGCAGAAAAAGAATCAAGCAGATTAGACAAGTTATGGGACGAGGACCCGGGAAATAAAGAATTAGAGGTAGCTTGGAGCAATGCTTACGGAGATGAATGTGCAGCTATTGAGAGTCTTTCCGCCGAAATAGAAAAAGTCTCTAAAGGGGAAATAAAGATAAAAACAGCTCGTAATCTAATCTATAAAAAACGTCATGAACTTGATGATTTGATTACTAGGTTGATGTGATGATGGGTGCAAAACTGATATTTCCACAAGGAAGGTGATAAATTGAGTAGTAAAAAAGAACATGCGGTCATACTTTCTGCGGAACATGCAAGGGCTGCGAAACAGGATCACATACTAAAAGGACCACCTGCAACGACCTTCTCCGCAACAATGCCGGCTTATACATATACAAGCTTATGCCCGGATCCGGCACTGCGTGAGCAGCCGAGGCATAGAAAGGAGGTGGATCATGAAGCTTAAATATCTTTATGCAATGTATGACAACGGGGAGGTTCAAGGAGAGCGAACCTCCAGGGAATGGGCGGAAGCATTACATGTATCTGTACACCTTGTAAGGGATTATGCCCGTGAAGGACGAGCCTACAAAGGCCGGTATACGTTCAAGGCGATACGGAATGAAGAGCCAGAGTATAAAACCCAGCAGGCTTATACGGAGATTACGGCATTGGATCTGGTGGAATTTAAAAGGTCTTTGAAGATTGGAGCCAGATTTGACTATGAGAGTTTTCGCAAGGATTTTGTCCGTGGGACACGGGTTACATCAGAAAAGGTTGTTGTGACGAAAAAATATCCCCATATCGTGGTACTGGTCAGTCTGAAAGATCCAAATAGGTCAGTAACCATGACATATACGGAGTTGTTGAGGCAAAAGAAAGGCAGAGCGAAAAAGAAAGCATTAACAGTGGGGGAGGTGATATGGTGAATAAAGAGACAGCAGATCAGTTAGCAAGGACAGCAGCGCTTGAGGCAGTAAAAGAATTTGAGAAGTCTCAAAAAAAGAATAGACGGGTAAAGGTATTCCAAAATGCCAAGAAGCTGATGGAGAATTACAATCGGATATGCCAGAGCGTCCAGGAGGGCGTGTCGGAGCTATCGGATGTGGAAGCTGGAGAAGAACTGGAGGAGCTATCGGCAGAGGATATTTACATAAACAGCATCATAAAAAGCAAGCTCCGGAGCATTGTCATGATTGCACATATTGATAAGTGCCTGAAGCTTCTGGAGGAGGAGATGATCAGGAAGGAATGGCCAGAGAAGTATGAGGCTTTCAAAAGCTTCTACTTGGACAGAGAAACCCAGGAAGATATTGCGGTTAGATATGATACTACGGATAGAACCATAAGGAGATGGATTTCTGAACTGACTGATATTCTAAGTGTGTATTTATTTGGGGCAGATGCCATCGTACTGGATTAGAGGACTTGACAGGCCGTGTCAAAATCGTGTCCTTGTAAAGTCCACATGGCCGATCTATAATGATAGTATCCAAAATTAGATAAATTAGGAAATCCCCATTTAACGGCTTCTGAGCATAACAGCTCAGGGGTCGTATTGATTTAACAGCTGATCGCAAACTAGAACGTGTGTTCGAAAAAAGGTTGACGTTTTACATTTGGTGGATTATTATAGTTATATCATGATTGTGTTAACGAAACATACGATACCGGTTAATATGTAAAACAATGAAAACAAATGAAAGTGAGGATTTATTTATGACAGATAAAAAATATTGCATTCAACTTGCAGAATGTGATGGTAATTCTAAAGACGTTTATTCCTTTGATGAGGTTGAGATTGGAACTTGGGTGGACGGGAAGCCAATTTATCGGAAAGTGATTACTGGGACACTTGCTAACGAAAGTGGTAATTCAATTGTTTTTGCAAGCGTTCCTGAGCTTAAGATCGATCAGCTGATTAATTTGTACGGTAACATGATTGACAAGAATAAAGTAGCTAATTTAGTTTTTCCAATGTCATACGCTCGAACAAATGGATTGTTCGCTGCTGTAAATATGTGTTACAATGCTGCAGCTTGTACCTTAGATTACCATTTCTTAAATAATAATGGTGATTACGCGGGATGTGCTGCTAATGTAGTAATCGAGTACACAAAGAGATAATACCCCTGCGGCTGTCGGCTGTAAGCATGATGGCTGCAATATTTGTATGGATTTTAACAAGAAAGCTATTAAAAACAAAAGCGAGGTAAATTATATGTGCGAAGATAAAAAGAGTTGTATTACAATTAATTGTGGTTGTTGTAGTAATGGTAATGGCAATGATAGCACACCAGTTGGAACCGTAATTTCGTATATGGGAACAAGTGCTCCGGAGCATTACTTCATATGCGACGGAACTATTTATAATATTGCTGATTACAAAGATTTTTCACAATTCATTAGAGAACAATTTGGTTCTTATAATTTTTTTGGAGGCGACGGAACTACAACCTTTGCCGTACCTGATTTGAGAGGTGAATTTTTAAGAGGTATGGGAGCTGGTTCTAGAAATACAGGAAGTGGTGCGGCTGTAGGTGTACATCAAAATGCAACAATAGCCCCCGGCTGGTATAATAATGATTATGGAACAGGCGTAGCTATCGGATTAAATGATTCAGATATCGATAGAGTAAATAATACCGTTTTAAGTGCGGAAAATACTGACTTTCTAGAAATGGGAAATTACGGGTATATGCAATTAAATGGAACAATAAAAACATCAGCTAAGCCAATAAGGTCATTTACCTCTCGTCCTACAAATACAGCGGTTCTTTATTGCATTAAATACGAATAAAGCAACAAGCAAGACACTACAGCAACGGATTAATTTTGACGGCTGTCAGGTTTAACGGCTTGGCAGCTGATTGATTCTTGATTTTCTCCTTTTTGAAAACGCCTGTCGATATTTAGTCGATGGGTGTTTTCCTCGAAGAATGCACACGTTTCCGATGTAGTAGTATATGTTATATTAAAAGGTTATATAAGGGGAGTAACATGGCATACTTTGAAACAAAGATACATGTATATGAAACCGTAGAGACGTATATAACTAAATGCAAAAGAAAATCCTGTTATTTTGAGGAGTGTGTAGAATTTGAGTATCCCTGTATTAGTACCAGGTATGTAGAATATAGTATAGTCATTGGTTTTAGTTATCCTGATGTAGCTGAAAATGATATGGCTATTTTTAGGCGGTGTGTCGATGATGCAATTTATGCTGTAAGCGGAATTATAAATTCAGAGATCACTTCATGCAACGTAATGAATCAATCGTGTATAAATGCCATTAATAATTCAATGTTTTTAGCTAATACAAAAGCAAGAGATGAATTTTATGGTTGTTTAAGACGGTCGGGACTATCTGATGAAGCTATTAACGCTAGCAGAGTTGAGGTGTTTATTAGAAAAGATTTTAATTAATATATGATTTCAGAGGCGGCAAACCCCGTCTCTTTTTTAATGTAAAAAACAGCCAGATTGGAAGGTGAGGTGAGACTGATGGCAAAAGGAAAATATGAATATTGGTTAACGCCTGATGGCTTGCTTTTGCTGGAGGCTTGGGCGAGAGATGGATTGACTGACGAGCAGATAGCCCATAATCTGAATATTACACCGTCCACTTACTATGAGTGGAAAAAGAAGTATCCGGAGATTTCGGAGGCCATAAAAAGAGGGAAAGAGGTTGTTGACGTTCTTGTAGAGAATGCTCTCTTAAAAAGGGCCCTTGGTTATTCCTTTAATGAGGATAAGTACGTGACAATTCCACTAGAGCAGGCGGAATATTTTGAAAAGCTTGATGTGTTTATGAACAAATACAAATATGAGCACCCGGGGGCAACGGATTCAGAGCTCATATTGATAAGGGAACAATTCCCCAAAATCAAAACAGTGTTGGTTGAGAGGAAAGTGAAAGATGTGGCTCCTGATACCACAGCTCAGATATTCTGGTTAAAGAATCGAAAGCCAGATATATGGAGAGATAAGCAGAATGTGGAATTATCTGGTGAGGTCAAGACTACTAATCCTTATGAAGGCTTAACCACGGAAGAACTAAAGAAGCTGATCCATGGTGGATAGAGAGACAATAATAAGGGGGGCAAAGATAGAACTTGCTAGAAGGGAGTTCTTTTTTTATTGCAACTTGAAAGCACCAGACTTTTACAAAGAGGACCGTAAGTACCTGATAGAGCTTTGCAACGGCTTCCAGGACTTTATCCAGTCTGATGATGAAGTAATGATCGTGAATGAGCCTCCAAGACACGGAAAGAGCCGTACAGCCGGACTCCTGGTTGAGTGGGTGCTTGGAAATAATCAGTCACAAAAGATTATGACCGGATCCTATAATGAAACTCTTTCCACTATGTTTTCCAAAAACGTCCGTAATGATATCCAAGAAGTAAAAGCAGACCAGAGTAAGGTTGTGTTTTCTGATATATTCCCAGGTATATGCATCAAACAGGGCGATGGAGCTATGAACCTTTGGAGCTTGGAAGGGGGATACAATAACTATCTGGCCACTTCACCCACTGGAACGGCCACAGGCTTTGGAGCGTCCCTTCTGATCATAGATGACCTAATCAAAAATGCAGAGGAAGCGAACAATGAGTTGACAAAAGAAAAACATTGGTCATGGTTCACTGATACCATGCTGTCCCGTCTAGAAGAGGGCGGTAAGATTATCATCATCATGACCAGATGGGCCAGCGACGATTTGGCAGGCCGGGCATTGGAGCATTTTAATGAGGCAGGCGCTAAGGTTCGGCACATCTGCATGAAGGCCTTGTTGAATCCTGAAACACACGAGATGCTTTGCCCCGAGGTATTATCTTATAAATCCTATCAAGCCAAAATAAAGGCAATGGGAGCGGATATTGCCTCTGCAAACTATCAGCAGGAACCAATAGACCTGAAAGGAAAACTGTATACCAGCTTTAAGACCTATAGTGGGGAGTTGCCGGAGTTTAAAGAGATCCGAAATTATACTGATACGGCCGATACCGGGGAAGATTATCTTTGTAGTATTGATTATGGAGTTACCTTTGCCAATGAGGCTTACATCCTTGATGTTCTTTACACCAAAGAGCCTATGGAGGTAACGGAGCCGGCAACGGCTAAAATGCTTTATGAAGATGGCGTGGACGTTTCCAAGATAGAGTCCAATAATGGCGGCCGCAGTTTTGCCCGTAACGTAGAGCGCATCCTTCAGGAGAAATTTGATAGCAACCATACAACGATAAAATGGTTCCATCAAAGTAAGAATAAACAGGCCAGAATCTACTCAAATTCCTCATGGGTTATGCAGCACATTTATTACCCGAAGGATTGGAAAAACCGCTGGCCGGAATATTATAATGCCATGAACCGGTACCAGAGAGAAGGCCAGAATAAGCATGATGACGCCCCAGATGCCACAACGGGAATTGCAGAAAACTGTGGTAAGAAATCAGGAATATCAATCTTTAAATAAGGCAGGTGAGAAGAATGAATGACGAAAAGCCCAACATTGAAGTGGTAAAAGAACTAATTAAGAACCGGGCCAGCTGGCACAGGCAGCATGTGAAGCGCTGCCAGGAGGCAGACCGATATTACAGGAACGAAAACGATATATTGAAACGTGGAGTAAGGGGACAGGATTCCGGGCCGCTTCGAAGTGCTGACAATCGAATTCCTCGTAACTTTCACGGCCTTCTGGTGAATCAAAAGGCGGCCTATATGTTTGCAGCGCCACCGCTGTTTGATATTGGTAAAGAGGAAGTGAATAAGCGTATTGCAGACGTATTGGGAGATTCTTACCCAAAGATATGTAAGGATTTATGTGTTAACGCCTCTAATCACGAATGTGCCTGGATCCACTACTGGAAAGATGAAGGAGGAAACTTCTGCTATGGTGTTGTAGACTCGGAACAGATTATTCCCATTTACTGTAGTGATTTAGATCGGGCATTAATTGCTGTGTTAAGAACTTACAAGGATATTGACTTTGCATCAGGTAAGGAAATCACCATCTGGGAATACTGGGATAATGAAAGATGCTACAGCTACTACCGTACGAGTAGCGCCATCTCAACTGCTGGCCTTTCGGAACACAATGTTTTCCCGGGTCTTCCAGAAGATGGGGTTGCTGAAAAAGGAAATATCTTTATTCATGGCTGGGGAGATGTTCCCTTTATCTCATTTAACAACAACAACATATCCACCAATGACCTGGTGAACATTAAACCGCTGGTAGATGCCTACGACAAGGTATTCACCGGCTTTTTAAATGATCTGGAGGATATCCAGGAAGTGATTTTTATTCTTACCAATTATGGCGGTGAGGATAAAAAGGAGTTCATTGACGATCTTAAAAAGTACAAGATGATCAAGCTTGATGATGATGGGGACGATAGCAGTAAAACAGGCGTGGAGACACTGACAATCAGTATCCCGATTGAGGCTAGGGAGAAATTCCTGGAAATGACCAGGAAGGCGATATTTGAGCAAGGTCAGGGCGTGGATCCGGATCCGCAGAAGTTCGGTAATTCATCAGGGGAAGCACTGAAGTACTTATACTCTCTTTTGGAGCTGAAAGCCGGTCTTATGGAAACTGAGTTCAAACTGGGATTTGGCCGGCTAGTTCGGGCTATCTGTAAGTACATTGGTACTGAATGTGGCCAGATCATACAGACCTGGACCCGGTCCGCAATAAGGAGTGATTCTGAGCTTGCTGATATATGTGAGAAGAGCGTAGGCGTGGTTTCCAATAAGACAATCCTTAAAAACCATCCGTTTGTAGAAAATGCTGACGAAGAAGAGAAGCAGCTGGAGAAAGAGAAAATGAAGGCCGCAGAGGAAGCTGACGAATACCGAAGGGCATTTCAAAAGCAGACAGAGGGAGACCAAGGCGGTGAAATAGATGGCGAAGAAGAATAGTTCTTACTGGAAAGAACGAATGGCAGCACTTGAAGATGAGCAGTACAGCCGAAGTGTGGCATACTACCGGGATCTGGAAAAACAGTTTGATGAAGCCTCTAAACTTCTGCAGATGGATATTGAACGCTGGTATAATCGACTGGCGGATAATAACGGAGTAAGCTATGCCAAGGCCAAGAAAATGCTTAAGGCCAGCGAACTGGATGAGTTTAAATGGACCGTTCAGCAATACATAAAAGCCGGGAAAGAGAATGCTGTTGATCAGCGCTGGTTAAAGGAATTAGAAAATGCTTCTGCCAGATACCATATTTCTAGGCTTGAGGCTATGAAATTGCAGATCAGGCAGCACGCTGAACTTCTATCTACAGCTTATGAGGGGGGCACGACGGCGTTTCTCCATAATGCATATACAGAAAATTATTACCATACCGCCTTTGAAATAGCCAAGGGAACAGGAGTGGGGAGTAATCTGACACGCTTGGACCCTAAGATAATAGACACGGTCATTCGTAAGCCATGGGCGCAGGACGGATCCAGCTTCTCAGATCGTATATGGACTAACAAAGAGAAGCTGGTTACTAAGTTGCATACAGAGCTTTCTCAGAGCATAATCCGGGGATCTGATCCGAAGAAGGCGATTCGGAGCCTAGCACAGGTGATGGATGTAAGTCGAAGTCAGGCGGGACGCTTAATCATGACGGAATCCGCTGCCATAGCTTCCACGGCCCAGAAGGATTGCTTTAAAGAGCTAGGAGTAGAGCAGTATGAAATCTTGGCCACGCTGGACACCCGCACCTCAGATATATGCCGGGATATGGATGAAAAAGTCTTTGATATGAAGGATTATGAAGTAGGAGTTACCGCGCCTCCCTTTCACCCGCATTGCAGGACAACAACAGTTCCCCATTTCGACGATGAGTTTTCAGCCGTTGAGATGAGAGCTGCCAGAGATCCAGTTACAGGTAAGTCTATGGAAGTACCGGCCAGCATGACTTATAAGCAATGGCATGAGGAGTTTGTGGAGAATGATCCTCAGGCGGCCTTACTGGAGAAGATGCAGAAGAATAAAGTGGCCGACAGAACCCAGTATGAAAAGTACAAAGAAACTCTTGGGAAAGAAGTGCCTGCGAGCTTTAATGAGTTCCAGAACGTAAAATACACGGATAAGTTAGAATACGGTATTTTAAAAGCTCAGAGCAGAGGGATGACATATTATAATCAGGCTCTTGAAAATGAGCCAGTAATAACGGAACAAGTTAAAAAAATGGCTGAGTCAGCGGGCATGAATAACTTAGGCCTGGAATACCGAATTAAAACAAAAGAATCTTTCCTTGAAAAAATCAGGAAGAATTATCAGCCTGATGGGAATGAATACGAGATTAAGGACATTGTCCGGTATACATTAGGAGCTCCCCCTGATAATTTGGCTGATAAGACGCTCCTTGCCATTGAAAATTTTGAGAAGGAAGGCTATAATACAGTTAGGATAAAGAATACATGGCATCCAGATAGTTCGTATAATGGCATAAATACTTTCATCAAATCTCCAAGTGGGCAGACATTTGAGATGCAGTATCATACTCCGGAAAGCTTCGATTTAAAAAATGGAGAATTGCATAAGTTGTATGAGAAACAAAGGAAACTTCTAGATGATGAATCGGAGGAATTCCTTGAAATTGAAGACAGAATGATTGAGCTCTCAAGTAAGTTGACTTTTCCTAACAACATCGAAAGGGTGAAAAATAAATGAAATTCTATGTTTTAGATGATATTGAAAACAGAGGGATTGTTATTCGCTCTGAGGGGCGTAAGAGCTTTAAGTATGATAAGGAAAGAGGATGGGTAAGGACCGGGATAATGGCGCAGTACCGATTTCCCGAAAGCCCGGTTTATGATTCCTATCATGAAATATCTGAGGAAGAGGCAAATAAAATAATTCAACATAAATGATACCATCAGTCTGTAAATGGCCGGTGGTATTTTTATATTCATAAGTTGTGATATCACAACAGGAAGGAGAACGGAATGAAATATCGAAAGAAACCTGTGATAATTGATGCTTTTAAGTGGACAGGAGGATCCGATCAGGAAGAGGATCCGGTATGGATTGTGGAAGCCATCAAAAAAGGAGAGGTATCGTTTAGGAATATCGGGTGTCCTGATGTCCAGTGTTGCATTAAAACATTGGAGGGGACAATGGCTGCTTCTGTTGGTGACTACATCATCAAGGGCGTAAAAGGAGAACTTTATCCTTGCAAGCCTGATATCTTCGAAGCTACTTATGAACCAGCAGAATAATAGGAGGTGATCCAATTATCTCCCTTGGGTGGCGGGGTGAAGCCATCTATTAAATGGTACAGCTATCAAGCGCGCAGGACTTCCTGGGCGTTATTTTAATGCAAAGAAAGGATGGGGACATGAAAAAAGAAGAATTCATTGCACTTGGAATCAGCGAGGAGCAGGCCGTAAAGGCGGCAGATGCTTCAAAAAAGGAGCTGGAGTCCTATGTTCCGAAGGCAGATTACGATGCTGCTAATCAGGCAAAAGGACAACTGGAAAATGATATCAAGGACCGTGATAAACAGCTGGAAACCTTGAAAAAGAACAGTGGGGACAATGCAGGGCTACAAAAGCAAATTGAAACCCTGCAGGCAGAAAACAAGGCAGCTAAGGAGAAAAATGAGGCAGACATGAAAGAACTGAAGCTTTCCACAGCTATTAAGGTAGCTCTCGCCGGTTCTGCCCATGATGTTGATATTGTTACCGGACTTGTGGATAAGACAAAGCTGATACTAGCTGATGATGGCAAGGTATCTGGCCTGGAGGAGCAGATCAAGACCATAAAGGAATCAAAAGCATTTCTGTTTAAAGAACCCGATACGGGCAAAGGAGGGACTGGAAAAGAATCAGGTGGAGGAGGCTACAAACCCAGAGCCGGTAGTACCAACGAAAATGGTTTCGGGAAGGGAATTGCAGAGACCTTAAATAAAACTGCTGAAGCAGCAGAAAATCCTTATGCCAAGGCATGGGGCTAACAAAAAATGAAAGTGAGGTAATAAAATGTTTTTATCAAAGAAAACCTTTGGGAACACCCCAGAATTTTTGAAAAGTGAAAAGTACCAAAACATCAGCTGCACGGTAAACGATACCGGCGTAACAGCTGATGAGTATGGACAGAAGTTTGTATCAGCTGGTACACTTCTGGACAAAGACGGAAAAGCGGTGAAGGTGACAAGGAGCGGCTCTTCCGGTTCCTATACTTATGCTTTGTCAGCAGCACCTGCCGGGATCCTTTTTGACACCGTGGAGGTAACACATGGTCAGCAGCCGGGGGCATTGATGATTGATGGATCCGTTAATGCCGAACGCCTTCAGGGGGGTTATATCGAGGAAGCCGTACAGCAGCTCATTGTAAAAATGCCGTTTATCAAATTTTTTATTGATGGACAGTTACAGATTAAGGAGGACTAATATGGCCAGAGTAGAAGAATTATTAACACCAAGAGATTTAATTGATTACACAAAGGAGCGCGCTCAGGAACCCTATATGGGGGAATATTTATTCCCGGAAGACAAAAAGGAAGCGCTGGAAATTGACATGGTAAAGGGTGCCAGCAACTTACCTGTATCCGCAAAGGTCCATGCCTTTGATACTGAGGCCGAGATCGGGTCCAGAGAAGGTGCTGAAGTATTCACTCAGGATCTGGCTCTGATTAAGAAGAAAATCAAGATTCCGGAGAAAACAATCATCGCTTTGGAAAGTCCTAGAAATGACCGGGAGGAGGAGGATATGATCAAAAATATCTTCCGTGATGTAGATAATCTGGTTGCTTCTGTCCGTACTCGTGTAGAGTGTATGAGAATGGAGGCCCTTTCTACTGGTAAGATTGTGATTAATGAAAATGGGGTCAAAGCCTCCATTGATTACGGAATGCCGGCAGAGCATAAGGCAAGTAAGATTTGGCTTTCCGGAAGTCCTACTATCCTGGAAGACATGGAACAGATGGTGGAAACTATTGTGGATGATACCGGATTTACTCCCGTTAGAGCGTTGACTTCCAAGAAGAACTTAAGCGCCATCTTGCGTGATGAAAGGATCCGGGCGGCAGTGTTTGGTGTAAACAGTTCAAAGCTTTTGACCGTGGCAGAGCTTAACGCATTCCTTGCCCAGCAGAAGCTACCTCAGATTGCTATTTACGATAAAAAGTACCGTATTCAGGATTCAAAAGGAAAATACAGTGCAAAACGTTTCCTTCCTGAAAATGCTTTTGTCATGATGCCCGAGGGTAAGATGGGAGATACCTTCTACGGAGTGACTGCAGAGGAGTTGGAACTTAGAAGGAATTCTGATGTTGAAATTTCCGAGGTTGAGAAGATAATTGTCTGCCAGTACAATACCATTGATCCGGTGGCCAAGTGGATCAAGGCCGTGGCTACGGCGCTGCCTTCCTTCCCTTATGCCGATCAGGTATTTGTTGCTACCATTTCATAAGGAGGATTCTATGGAACTGGGAAGATTAAAAGAATTACTGGGGATATCCAAGGAAGATGTCTCCCAGGATCCCCAGCTTACATTTATCATGGAGGACGTGGAAGAAACGGTAAGGAACTACTGCCATATCAAAAACGTACCAGAAGGGCTTGTAAATACCTGCTACCGCATGGCGATAGATTTATACAGGCATGAAGGGCTGGGAGAAGGAGAAGTGCCGGTTACAGTCACTTCTATATCGGAAGGGGATACCAAAACCAGCTTTACCAGTGCGGCCAGTGCCTTACAGGGAAGTATCTTAAAAAACTACAAGGTGCAGCTGAATCGATATCGAAAGACCGGGTGATAAAAATGATTTCTGATGCAATGAAACAGGCCAGGAAGATACATCGAAAGGCTATTGAATCTACTTATGACGGGACCTGTAATATCTATGAAAAACAGCCGTATAAGGATCCAGGCACAAAAGTGACCAGCCAGAAGATGATAAAGGTGATGGAAGATCGGCCCTGCCATCTTTCTTTTTCAAGTATCTCATCTACTGACGATGTAGGCACAGTTTCCAAGCTCCGACAAGTGATCAAACTATTTCTTGCTCCGGAAATCGTGGTGTTGCCTGGTAGCAAAATAGAGGTCAATCAGGCTGGCCGTACCGAGTTCTATTCCAGAAGCGGTCAGCCGGCAGTATATGGCAGCCATCAGGAAATTGTCCTGGAACTGTGGAAGGAGAAAGCATAATGTCTGGAGGAAAGTTTGATTTTAAAGAAGTGAGACAGCTTCAGAAACAGATCGCACAGCTTGATAAGGACCGGGATAAGTTTTGCGAAGATTGTGCCAGATATTTAGCAGCCCGGTTGCTTGCCAAAGTGATTAAGCGGACTCCAAGTGACAGTGGAAATTTAAGGCGCGGGTGGACTGCACAAGGGAGCGGATCAGGGTCAGAAGGATTAAAGACCAGAGGAGTAGCACAATACGTGGACTCCTTAAAGGTCAATCATTTTGAAGACACCTATATTGTTGAGATCATAAATCCTATTGAGTATGCCTCTTATGTAGAATATGGCCATCGGACAGCCAATCATAAAGGCTGGGTGTCCGGCCAATTCATGCTGACTATTTCAGAACGGGAGTTAGAAGAGCAGGCGCCCAAGATGATTGAGAAAAGGATATCCGATTATTTAAAGGGGGCATTTCATGTATAACGACATCATGGACGCGGTAACCAGAAAGCTTGACTCTCTCTTTCCGGAAACCACCGTCTATACCAGCAAAGTGGACCAGGGACTAACAGAGCCCTGTTTTTTTGTGGGATTTTTGGAACCATCAGAAAAGCCTCTTCTTGGTCAACGGTATTTCCGTAGTACAGGAATGTATGTCCAATATATGCCGGAAGAGATGGAGCAGCCTGCAAGGGAGTTGAACCGAGTCCTTGAAATATTAATGGAATCCATGGAATATCTTTCTCTGGCTGATGGCTCTCTGATGCGGGGAACAAGACGAAGCGGAGTATCAAGAGATGGAGTACTGTCCTTTTTTGTGAATTACGACCGGTTCGGGCTGCGGACCGGCAGAACTGAAGAGGCTATGGATGATATCACAGTAAAATGAAAAGGAGTATGGTTATGGCAGGAAAAACGAGTAAACAGGCTACGCCGGGAGTGGCTGTTCGCTATACAAAGGAGCAATTGGCCGATTCTAAACGGTATCGTGGAAAAAAGGATATGATCAACGCCCTTTTAGAACCAGGAAAGGCCTACACGATGGCGGAAGCAGAGGAGCTGCTTGAAAAGTTCATGAAAGGAAAGGTGAGTGTATGTTAGGCGGAGGAAATTTTACAGCACAAAATAAGGTTCTCCCAGGTGCCTATATCAATTTTGTCAATGCTGCTTCAGCTGGGGCTGCTATGGGAGAGCGAGGAGTTGCAGCTATTCCCATGGTGCTTGACTGGGGACCGGAAAAGATAGTATTTGAGGTAACAGCAGAGGATTTTCAAGGAAAGAGCCGGGAGATCTTTGGATATTCTTATGATGATGCAGCCATGATTCCGGTCAGGGAGCTGTTTAAAAATCTGACAAAAGGGATTTTTTATCGGCTTAATGTTGGCACAAAGGCAGAAAATGATTACGGCACCGCTGTTTATGGAGGCATCCGGGGGAATAGTCTGAAAAGCGTGATTGTCAAAAATATTGATGATGAAACTAAGTTTGATGTTAAAACATTGTTTGCAGGGAAAGAAGTAGATGTCCAGACTGTGGCCGGTGCTAGTGGCTTAAAGGATAACGACTTCATAACCTTTAAAAAAACTGCCACCCTTGCAGAGACGGCCGGTATACCATTTACTGGAGGGACTAGCGGAGACGCAGTAACCGGTGAGGAATATGCCGTTTTTCTTGCCAAAATGGAGAATTATTCTTTCCAGGTCCTCTGCTGTCCATCGGTTGATGAGAATGTAAAGGCGCTCTTTGCGGCATTCACAAAGCGGATGAGAGACGAGAATGGGGTCAAGTTTCAGACCGTTTTATACCGGTACACAAAAGCCGATTATGAGGGAGTCATTTCCGTGGAGAACGAAGCGGAGGAGCTAGAGTCGGGATTGGTTTACTGGACTACTGGGGCGGAGGCCTCTTGTGCCATCAATAAGACCACGGAGAATAAGACCTATGACGGAGAATATTCTATCAAGGCTGATTACACTCAAATTCAGCTCAAAGAGGGAATGCAGGCAGGTAGATTTTTATTCCATAAGGTCGGGAGCGAAATCCGGGTTCTGATGGATATCAATACCCTTGTGACCTACACAGAAGAGAAAGGCGAGGATTTTTCCAGCAATCAGACAATCCGGGTTCTGGATCAGATCGGAAACGATATAGCCTCCCTGTTCAATACCCGTTATCTTGGAAAGATTCCTAATGACGCCGCAGGACGGGTAAGTCTCTGGAATGATATCGTTACATATGGAAAACAGCTTACCACGCTCCGGGCCATTGAAGCGGTGAAGGCGGATGCAATCACGGTTGATAAGGGCTCCAGTAAACGGTCTGTTGTGGTGAATTTCCCGGTAGAACCGATTAACTGTATGAGTCAATTGTATATGACCGTAGTGGTTTCGTAGGAAGGAGTGAAGGATTATGAACCAGAACACTATGAATGCCTGGGACGCCATCAGTGCCGCTCAGGCAGAATGTTATGTCACGATCGGTAATAACCGGTACAATTTTATGCAGGCTCTTAACCTTGAAGCTAAGATCGAGAAGACAAAAACGGAAGTCCCAATTTTAGGAAGAACCATGAAGGGAAATAAAACTGTTGGATCTAAAGGGAGCGGCTCCGCAACGTTTCATTACAATACCAGTATTTTTAGGGAGCTTTTATATCAGTTTCAGGAAACTGGCAAGGATGTCTATTTTGATATCCAGATAACCAATGAAGACCCAACTTCCAGTGTGGGACGTCAGACCATCATCTTAAAGGACTGCAACCTTGATGGAGGGACCATTGCTAAGTTCGATGCAGACGCGGATTATCTGGAAGATGAATTTGATTTCACTTTTGAAAGCTGGGAAATGCCGGAGAAGTTCAGCAACCTTGTAGGAATGCAGTAGAGGAAAGAGAGGATAAGAAAATATGGGAGATTTAAGTTGCTTTTTAAGCCAGAACGCTATAACCGTAGAAAATGTGAAGGTTGTAGTGTCTAAGAGATTTATGAATAAAGATAAGAAACCGGTAGAATGGGAAATTAAGTGCATAACTTCGGAGCAGGATGAGCTGATTAAAAAGGAATGTACAAAGCGGAAGCCGATCCCAGGGAAAAAGGGAGCCTACATGCCGGAAACAGACTATGATCAGTATGTTGGCAGACTGGCTGTGGCTTGTACGGTATTTCCGGATCTTAATAACAAGGAGCTTCAGGATTCCTATCAGGTAATGGGAGCAGAGGCCTTGCTTAAAAAGATGCTTACGCCGGGAGAGTATCGGGAGTATTTATCTAAGGTACAGGAAGTAAACGGCTTTGATATTGCACTGGAAGATCTGGTGGAAGAGGCAAAAAACTAATGGAAGGAGGCGATTTGGAAGCAAACATCGCTTACTATTGCCTCCACAAGCTTCACAAGTGGCCCCATGAGTTCCTGGAGCTTCCCCGTTATGAAAAGGCCGTTGTCATAGCAGCGGTGCAGATGAAGCTAAAAAACGATAAAAAAGAGGCTGCCAAGGCCAGGAGGAAAAGGTAGAACTTGGAAGGGTAATATGATATAATCATGACATTACATATTAGGGGGAAATAATCATGGTTAAAAAGGTTATTTGTTTTACTTTTGGCATTCCTATTACATTAATTGCACTTTTAGGGATGTCTGGTAGTCAAGGGGATAAGAATTATGCACTCCCATTAACTATATTTCTGGTGCTTTTAGCGTTAGGTGTATTACTGATCTTTCTGGGTATAAAAACTAAAACAGGAAAAAAGAAAAAGCAGGAACTAGAGAGCAGTATAAAAAATAGTCAACAGAGCGGTAAAAAGCAATATCAGATGAACCATATAAAGGCGGAACATGTATCTGGACTCCCACTGGCAGTAAATGCGGACTGTCTTATAGGTTTTGAACAGGATAGATTTTCTTTTGTAGGAGGCGGCAATGAATTCAGTTTAAGCTTTGATAAAATCACCAGCTTTGATGTAAAAACGGACGTAGAGATACAAAATCAAACCGTTTCAAGCGTAGGTGGTGCTGTAGGTGGTGCATTGTTATTTGGCCCTCTAGGTGCAATTGTAGGCGGAAGAGCAAAGACAAAGAAAACAAGAACGCTCAGTTACTATATAATATTTACTTACACGAAAGAAGATCGGGTGGAGTATATAAGCTTTGAAATTGCTTCTACCGAATTAAATAAAGCAAGAGACTTTAAAAAGATATTTGATTCAAAATACCGTAAGGAAAGTTCTGTTAAAATCGAACTATAAAGATTAAAGCATCCGGAGAAATCCAGGTGCTTTTTAAATGTCCTATTTTGGAAAGGAAAGAGATGGCGGGATTACAAACTTCTATTCAGTTACAGGACCGAATGTCAGCAGTATTAAATAACATCACTTCATCCATGTCCATTATGCTCTCAACCTTTGAACAGACACAGGCCGCAACTGATGCGGGATTAAATGCTGCTTCCATGGATGCTGCAAAGCAGGGAATCGCGGAGGCATCGGCTGAAATGGCCCGGTATCGGGAAGAAGTGGAAAGAGTCGCAGCCACTCCACCTCCTGCCCCTCAGGAACCGGCCTGGAATAGCGCTGCAGCATTAGGCGTTTTCATGAACTCAGGTGCGGACCGGTTCCGGTCGGAGTACCAGGCTGCCGACCAGATGGCAAGGCAATTATATGAAAGTCAGAAGGCCATATCTGCCCAAGCCAGGAGTATGAGGGTGACGCCTCCCGGAATGTTAAATGATGTGGCTGCCGCAGAGAACCGGTTGAAGGCTTTGTCCATCCGAATACAGCAGCTTAATGGTATACCAATAAATTTAAGGACGGATCAGACAAACAATGAACTGGAATCCCTTCGAGGAAAACTTAGCCAGGCGGTATACGTTCAGGAAACACTGAATCAGGCCATGGGGAGGATGGATATCAGTGCGGCCAATGCCGCCTATCAGCAACTTAATTCCGTGATGGATTCTGCGGAGAGGAATATTCGTGATAATTTGAACGTACAAAATCAGTTTAACGATTCTATCAGAGATGGGACCACTGCAGCTTCTGGGCTATGGTCTAAGCTTAAAGGAGTGGCAATGAGTGCGGGCCTTGCATTCAGCGCCCAAAAAGTTATAGCTTTATCTGACAGTGTAACTCAGACGACTGCTAGACTGAATCTGATGAATGATGGTCTTCAAAGTACGGAGGAATTAAATCAGATGATATTTGCCTCGGCGCAGAGAGCAAGGGCACCTTACATGGATACAGCCAGTGCTATTGCCAAGATGGGGTTGAATGCAGGAAATGCTTTTAGCAGTAATAAAGAATTGATCGCCTTCATGGAGCAGGTAAATAAGCAGTTTGTAATCGGTGGGGCGACCACGCAGGAGCAATCAAATGCGATGATACAGCTATCCCAGGCAATGGCTGCTGGAGCATTAAGAGGGCAAGACCTAAATTCAATTCTTAGCGCGGCCCCCGGTATTGCAAGAACCATAGAAAAAAGTATGGGCTGGGCCGAAGGATCTATTAAGCAGTATGCTGAGAAAGGGGCTGTTTCGGCGCAGGTTGTAAAGGCGTCACTTCTTAATATGGCTGATGAAACGAATGCAAAATTTAACTCTATGCCGATGACATTTAGTCAGGTGATGACGAGCATACAGACGACATTGCTGCAATCATTTTCCCCTGCTATCCAGGCAATTGGGCAGGGAGCCACTTTTATTAATGATAACTGGTCTACGATCGCGCCCATTTTTTACGGTCTCTCCGCGGGAATATTGGTTGCTGCTGCGGCATGGGGAGTATACACAGCCGTAACATGGCTTTCAGTAGCGGCAAATCAGGCAACGCTAGTCAGTATGCTTTCAAATCCATTCTTATGGATAGCAATTGTGATTGGTGTTATTGTGGCCGCTATATATAAATGGGTACAGTCTGTGGGGGGGCTCAAAGTAGCATGGTTGATTTGTGTGGATGCCATATCAACCCAAACAGATAGATTAAAACTTGGTTTCCTGGCGGCCTGGATCATGATTAAAGGTGGAATGCTTGATGCAGCTCTTGCTTTTGATTCGTTTCGGGTAAAAGTTCAAAACACTCTTGGAAACCTAAAAATAATGGCGCTTAAAATTTTGCAGGATCTGGTAAATGGGGCAATAGACCGGATCAATAAGCTGATTGGAATGGCAAATAACATCCCAGGCATTTCCATTGATCTGCTTGGTCATGTAGAGTTTGCTGCGGGGGCCGGGATTGAGGAGCAGTTGAAACAGCAGGAGAGAGCAGCCGAACTTGCCAGAAAAGGAGATGCGGTAGCGAAGGCCAAGTCAGATTGGAAAGTGGATTATGATAGAGCAGTAAGGGCAGCCGATGATGCAAGGATGCAAAGAAAGGCAGGAATTGAAGGGGCTAAGGCTGATGCTGCAAGACGTGCCGCGGAGGGTGATGGTGCCGCAGGAGCTTATAATACTGATGTCGTCGGTAACACAGGGAAGACTGCCGGCAACACGGCACGCATGGCGGATACCATGGACGCATTAGACGAAGAAATCAAATATATGCGCGATGCTGCAGAGCAGGAGGTCATCAACCGGTTTACTCTGGCAGAACTTAAGATTGACATGACCAATAACAATACCCTAAAAACAGAGACTGACTTTGATCGGATGAATGGTATGTTAAACGACCTAACGGATGAGATTCTGTCGACAGCAGCAGAGGGAGGGCATTTATAATGGCTTATGAAGTTTATATTGATGATATGCTCCTCCCTCTGCCTCCAGAGAAGATCCCTGTTAAATATACTGGCCAGAATAAAACGGCCACGCTGATCAATGGAGAAGAGATTAATATGATCCGCCCGCCTGGTTTGGTAGAGATCAGCCTTGATGTGGTAATTCCACAGATGGACTATCCCTGTGCGGTATGGGACGGAAGTATTGATAATGCAGAAGATTTTCTGGAGAGACTGAAAGAGCTGAAAGAGGGCGGAAGTTCCTTTGAATTTATTGTGGTCCGGGATGGTCCTGGGAGGAATAACTTCTTTGATACCAATATGGATGTAACTTTGGAAGATTACAAGGTATCTGATGATGCAAAGGAAGGATTAGACCTCATTGTTTCCCTTTCCATGAAAGAGTATAGAAGCTATGGAACTAAAATCATGAACTTTGTGATCGTAGAAGAGCAGGAAGTCCCTACCGCTTCGGAATCTGAACCGGAGCGCCAGGGAACACCACCTGCAGCAAAGACCTATACCGTTGCGAAAGGTGACTGCCTTTGGGCAATCGCAAAGAAACAGTTGGGAAACGGAAGCCGCTGGCAGGAGATATATAACCTCAATAAAGACAAAATCAGTAATCCCAACGTGATTTATCCCGGCCAAGTGTTTAATCTACCGTAAGAGTTCAAGGTCTGGATTGGAGTTTTTCAATCAAAGCTTCCTGCAGAACCTGGGAAAAATTTACTCCGATAGAGGTTGCTTCTTCATTTAACCATTCGGGTATGCTTAAGGTCTTTTTTACAGCTCTTGAGTTGGTCCGCTTTTTGTAGGCAGCCATATCAAATTCAATAATTACAAGAAAGCTGTCTGGTTCTACAAATACGGTATCAGGAGTTGATGGGGAGGGGAGAGGTTCTTTTTCTCCTTCTCTGCTGGTAAGCGCAAGGCCGAGGGCATCTACTGCCATTTCATAGGCCTGTTCCATATCGTCGCCATCTGTCAGGCATTCTGGCAGATCCGGAAAGGAAACCCAAAATCCACCGTCTTCTGCTTTATGGAAAAGTGCGGGATAGAAAAGTTTTTTCATAGAAATACCTCCAGTTTATCAAGGTGGGGTGGGGCTTATTTCAGCCCCGCCTGTTTTAATATTGCCTGTTCCAGACCCTTCTTTAAAGGTTTGGAATGATAAGGAACAATGGTTTGTTTATCAGTTTCAGGATTCCTTAGTTTTACATGGGAACCGTTTTGACTGATTTCTTCAAAGCCATTTCTTTTGAGATGTTTAATCATCTCTCGCGGTGTCATAGGCATCTTTTGTAGCTCCTTTCCTTATCATGTTTCTATTATAACACGTAATGATACGTATGTCAATGGAAAATACGTACTATTACGTAAAGGTGGTGAAAACTTGGAAGTACATTTATATATACAGAATGGGCAGATTGTTTATGAACCGGTAGTTCAGGGAAGCATCGCCTGGGAAATTCAGCGTAAGGGGCAGCCAGGGAAATGTTCATTTACCATCATTCCAGACAACAAACTCCAAATAGAGGAAGGGAATGCTGTCCGTCTTGATGTTAATGGGAAGTCTGTATTTTTCGGCTTCATTTTTGAAAGGAGCTGGAACAGTGACGGACAAATGAAAGTTACAGCTTATGACCAGCTCCGGTATTTAAAGAATACAGATAGCTATAATTATTCCAATCTATCTACCGGGGAAGTGATTCTTATGATTGCCCGGGATTATAAATTACAGACTGGCACGCTAATTGAAACCGGTCATAAGTTGTCCAGGAACAGGCAGGATAAAACCCTGTTTGATATTATTTTGGACTCTCTGGATTTGACCTTGATCCATACCGGAAAGATGTTTGTGCTATATGACGATGCCGGGAAGCTGGTACTAAACAACGTGGAGAATATGAAGCTGAACATTATGATTGATGTCAGTACAGCCCAGGACTATGATTATAAAATCAATATTGACAGTGATACCTATAACCAGATCAAGGTCTATTATGACAACAACGAAACAAAGAAACGGGATATCTACATGGTAAAAGATACTGAAACAATCAACAAATGGGGGATACTTCAAAAAGATGAATCCATTGAGAAAGGCGTAAACGGTCAGGCCGTGGCTGAGAGATATTTAAGCCTTTACAATCGTCCTTCCAGAAGCTTAAGTATCAAAGGGGCCTTTGGAGATATAAGGGTGAGAGCTGGCTGCCTGATTCCGGTATTTTTAGATATAAAAGAAATGGAACTGAAAAACTATTTGTTGGTAGAATCCGTAACTCAT